TTTTTTTTTTTTTTTTTTTTTTTTTTTTTTTTTTTTTTTTTTTTTTTTTTTTTTTTTTTTTTTTTAGACGTTGATGTCTTTGGCCAGGCACAGTTAAATTGTGATACAGCAGATTAGTAAGCGATGCCGACAACACGAAGGCGGATCGCGAGAAGGGGCTGAGAGGTGGTTAGGGCAGCAGGAAAGTAAAGGCGCGCGTTGTAGTTCAGGCGCGGTGGTTGCTGGTAAAAGTTTGCAGGTTTGAACACGTTGGTGATAAATGGCAGGTCGAGATTAACCTCCCAAGTGGCCGGAGCGGGGAAACCGGTGGCACTCATCAGCGGGACGAGGTCAACATAGGTATTCCCTTCAAGGAGTTCGATGGCCGTGCGGTCACCAGGGGCGGTCTCGCGGCCTTGAGACACGCCGACGGCAATGTCAAAGATGTGGCCAGCGGCGCCACGCATGGGAATGAACTTAAGTTCTAATTTGATGAACTTCGCGTCGGAGAACCTCTGAGTGATTCCGGTGACGATGCCAGTAGAAGAGGGGACGACACTGCCTTGGATGTTGAGAGATCCGACTGTGGCAAAGGCACCGTTTTGAGTACCGTCGAGAGTATTGTAGTACGTAATGACGGTCCACTCCCGAGAAAACTGGCCCGCATCATGACCTTGGCCGATTGAACTGATGCCACGCGGGACGGCAGTAAAAGCTCCGGTGTTCTGGACGAGCTGGGTGACCGCGGCTGTGGTGGCACCGACGGCACCGGTGGAGGGAGGCACTTGGTTGGTGTTGTTCTGCATTGTGAGTGAGGAGATTGGAAGGAAGCCATATTTAACAGTGCAAAAGGGAGACCGGAAATGAACCCTAACAGAATAGAAAGAGGAAAAGAAGATGAGATGAGCCACTAAACAGAGTGAAAACAGACAAAGGGAATGGGGGGAGGGCAGACGCTGTGATTGTCAGAGGATGGTTTTGATGATGGGTGGAGTGTCGAGACCGAGACGAAGGCATAACACCCGCAATAAGTGATATTGGCGGCGCAACAAGCGTTTTTCAGGTCGTGTTAACAACCACAGGCGATTCAACAGGACGTCGCAAGAGGTTCGGAGGGCTTGGACTGAGAGAATGCTGTACTGTTGTTGTGAAAAAAGAACAGTGGCGAGAGTTGGACAGAGGCGATGGCCTAATTCTATCAAAAAACTGAGACAATGTATGTCAGTTTCAGAGAGATGGTTGGACATGAGATCACCGAGGCGATATGCAGTGTGTAGTTCGGACAAATAGCTGGGTAAGACGGCCATCACGTCTCCTTTGCTGATGTGGAAAACCGTCTTGAGGTACATCAGGGTGGGATTGCGGATCAGGCCGTCTGAGGTCACGAGGTAGCCACAGAAGTCAATAGCGGGGGCCACGAAGG